CCTAACAATTTTTGTATGGCTATCGTATTTCCACCTAAAGAAACATATAAATCTTGTAAGTATTTCTGCAAGCCTTTTGCAGCTAATGATTGCAAAGAAAAAGCATTTGCAACTTTTGCGCCCATTGAGGCTGCTCTTTGCTGCCCTCTTAAAATACCATTAAAAATAGCAGCGATTCTCGTAGAAGCCTGTGCGGCATTGCCTGATGATTTTGTCATTGTAGCCATTGCAGATGAAACGTCAATAAAACTAACACCTAATTGTTTGGCTGTAGTGGTAAATTTTGAATAGTAATTTGACAATTCAGTGAATGTTACTTTGCCTAACTTTACTGTCTTAAACATTATAGAGAAAACAGTATTTATATCTTTAGCCGGTATCTTAAAAGCGTTAATAACAGCCGTAAGACCATCAACCGCCGTTGCGACATCCGTGACACCACCCACAGAGGCTTTGGCTGTCTTACCGAGTATTCTCATAGCATCATTTGCGGGAACACCGGCGCTTACCAACTGATAAAGACCTGCCGTTAATTCATTTGATGCCACCCCATATTTAACCTGCAAAGATTGAAGTTCCCTACCCATCGCTTTTAACCTGCTTGCACTAACTTTCATAATAGTGTTTGCATAAGCCATCCCTTCGGTAAAATCTACAAGGTTTTTGAAAGCATCTTTAATCACGAATAAAGCCCCGAAAACAATAGCATAACCCGCCAATCTCATACTTAGGGATAACCAATTCCTTCCTAATTTGGTTAAAAGGGTGCTTGATTTACGTGCGAATGTTGCAGTTGTAGCACTTAATCCCTTTAATTCAGTCTGGAATTTTACTACATTTACCTTAGCAACTTGTAATTTTTGGGAAATTGAATCCAACTCTTTCAACACCGATGGTATTTTACCTAATGAATTAAAAACTTCAAATTGTTTCGTGAGCCTTATAACTTCTAATTTGGCAAGTTTTAATTTGTCTTTAATTTCGTTTATTTTAAGAGCGGTTTTATCGAAACCTGCAGCCGATGGATTTATTTTATTGAAATTATTTTCTAAATTTTGGGCAGCCTTCTTTCCACGTCTTTCAATTTCAGTCATATCACGGTCGAATTTACTTTTATCAGCCCCAACCGATACATTCATTCCACCTATGTTTAATCCACCCATTAGTTTAGCCTATCTTTTATGAGTTCATATTCATTTATTAAATCAGAGTATTTATCTGCTTCGGTTTGTGGTTCATATTCACCACCCGCTAATAATGAGGCAAGTTGAATGGCGTCTTCTAATCTTTGGTTGTAATTATCAAGCGATAATTGTTCGGCAAGTTCGTAAGTGATATGAGAAAAGTAAGCTACTAATGATGTTGCACGACTTCTGCTGAATCCTTTTCCACTTGCCTGACTTTTTTTTTTACGTCCTCACCTTCGAGCAACCTTATAGCAGCAAAAATCTCAAATATTTCTCCTGCATCCAATTTACCAAGCAAATACTTTATAGTATATTTTTTATATTTCCATTTTCGCCAAAATTTTAACTTTGGAATAAAAGAGCAACTTCTTTTAAGCGAAGAACTAATAACGGTAGCCATAGCATAAAAACTAACCGTTTCATTTTTATAACCCTTTTCTTTCAGCCAGTTAGATAAGTCAAGGGCATCCTTAGCAATACGTGGAAGGATAAATAATTTATCCTTCCCAATGTTTACAATATTATTCATCAATTAGCTACTGATTCTGTTGGTGCACCATTCCATCTAATTGTGTACGTCAACTCTGCCTTATTATCCTTGCTAATAGAGATGTCAATAGCTGTGATTATAGCCTTACCTTCTACCTGTTTATTAGTGGTAGTGCCATCCTTGTAGATTATCAGGCAATCATTTTCAACAGCCAACGGCAGGATGGATTTCATTACTTTTGTCAGCGAATTAAAAGCACCGGTATAATCTTGTTTAATAGCACCCTGCACTTCACCGGCATTCTTTTTGGTGTATAATATTACATTACCGGATGCAGTTACACCGGTTTTAAATGTTATAACACCTGCCGTGCTTGTTTTCAACGCTAAATCAGCAGTCTGATCCAGCATCCAGACTGAAATATCAATGGTTGCTTTAGGTTTATTACTCACAACAAACTCAGAGCCTTGCCCTGTCGTACCGTTATCGGTTACATCCACCTCTTTATATGCTTCATTATACTTTATAGATGTCATTGGAACTGTAGTGCCACCAAACGAAAAGGACATATCAAGTTCGGTGATCTTAGTACCAACTATAATAACATTAGCACCCACCGCCGGTACTTCTGTTCCGTCAGAGATAAATTCAGTACCTACGCTATTACTGCCGACCGTTCCCAGAACAACACGGTATTTCTTTCCTGATGTTAAGGACGCAGCCCCATCACCTACAATAACCGTATAGTCACCATCCGTCAATATACATTTTATTTGGCTTGAGCTATCAGCGCGTCCTGCAATGCCTTCCTCGATTGAGCTTGCACTATCCGTTAATTCTATTTCTTTATAAGTTTCATCGTAGGATGCATCTAAGAGATTTTGCCGGTATTGTTCTACCCACGCCGAACCCTTTGTCCCAAAATAGAATTTTAATGCTGTTCCTATAAATTTAGCCATTTTTCCACCTCTATTAAATTAAAATTTCTGCTTGGATTAAATACTGTTGGTCTATTTGATAAACTTTATTTAATCTTGCTTTTTTTGAAAACTGAAAAACCATACCGTACACTAAGTTTTCCACCAAGCCGGTAAATAGGTTTTGTCCTCTATTAAATTTCTTTCTGAATGCCTTCGCAATAGTCTCTATCTCATCTAAATCCTTACTGTAAAAAGAGACCTGCAAAGGAATGTCCGAAAACTCTGTCTCTGAGTCTCTCGAACCTGAATCAATAATTTCAAAATAAACTGCATAGGGGTAGGTTTTATTTTGAGGCACTACCATATAATAAAAATTAGTGATGCTCAAACCAGCAACCGTTTGTCCTAACACATAAAGTTTATTTCTTAATTCCGTGGTCATAATATTTGAGAAACCGTACCTTTTTCTGCGTTGAAAGTTCCTTCTTTGAATATCTTTAATATCTCATTTCTGCTTATAAATAAACCAGGTCTCAAAGAAGGTTGTGCTTTCATACCGGTTGTATAGACAAAACGATTTAGTCTCTTACTAAAGTAAACCCAGGGTGTTTTACGTCCATTACCTTTTTCTGCAAATTGCCCTGTCCCAAATTCTACATAATAATAATAAGGAGCTTCTGCAGACCAAGTATCCTCAAAAAACCCTATATATATTTTAGGATATTCCATTCTTGTTTCAAGGTTCTGTTTCATAACCCCACTGTCTACCGGCATTAATGAACGGACATTACTTTTAACAATTTCAGCAGCTTTTCTTAAACGAGGCTCAATAATTTTCCTATCAAGAATCTGCCTTGCTTTATTTATATCTAAAGAAAATGTTGCTACTGTACTCATAGTAATTTTTTTGTTAATTCAATCCAGTCAAAAAGAATGTTGATAAATCCGTCCTCTTTCCCTGTAAATAATTTCGTTAATGAATTTTGATGTTTTTTATCTAAACTTTTGAACTGGTCTTTAGTCAAATAGTTTGTGCTGGTAAAAGAAGGAAACTCTTTCTTAACCGGTTCGATAAACTTTGCCCAATCAACAAAGGTCGTTATTTTTAACGTTTCGTTCTGAGCGTTACTGATTGATGTCAAAAATGCACCGATAAAAGCAAAAAGCTTTACCGTTAACTCTAATCGATGCTGAACTTCTTTTTTCTCTTCCTTTTCTGATTGAGTCTCTACTTTTTCTTCTAATTTCTTATCCATTCTATATCCTTTTTAAAATATCTATTTCTAAATGAGGGTTATTCCCAACGTTTTTATAAGAATCGTTCACAAAAACTACTTCATAAGTTATCCCATCTGAAAGAACCTCACATTTTTCATCTATGGTTATAGCGTTACACAATAAAGTATAATCTGCTTTCAATTCGGCTTTAGCGTTTGCCATTCTTTCCATACCCGACTTAGCCTCTATCCTTCCAGGGTAAGCAGCACCATCAGGAATATTATTTTCAGTCAAAGCACCACCCGAATCAACTACATCATTTTGTCTAAGAACATCAAAGGTTATGTTGTAACTATCTTTAATCATATTTTAGTTTTCTAAAAACATCTATTTCACTCTGTAAAGATGTCGGCAAATCTTTATATGTAATTGAATACTTGCCGGTAGTTTCAGACTTTACATTCTTCCTTGTTGTGTCCAATTTCAGATTTATTATATCAGCAAAAAGTAAATGAATAGCATCCGGTATTTGAACGTGATGGATTACAACTGTTACTTTCTGGTCTTCGTCGATTAACGTCTCACCGGTATCAAGTGTTAACGAGGTTGCCACTACTGTCTTTACTTTCTTAAACCCGTCATTAAGCAGACTGCCTTTAATGTAGATACTCATATCATTCAAAAAAGGTGTGTTGGTAAAATCACTTGATAAATCTTCAATAACCGCCGGAGTTCCTGCTTTAAAGTTTATCGTTGAAGATTGTAAATATATTCCAGATTGAAAAATATTAGCCGTCTCTTGTATAAAGAGACTTTGGATTTTCGGTAACAACAAAGTAATAAGTGTATCGTAGGTTGCTACCGAAATTTGTAATAAACTTTTTACAGTAGATAAATCAGTTAAATACATTACTACCTTGCGAGGTAGTTCTGAAATATGTCTATAGCTCCTGTACCTGCTGCATCATCTGTGGTTAATACTGCTTTTATATACCTACGTGCTGATGTTGGGATTATATATTTGCCCAATTCAGTGCCTACAGCGCTTGTGTTTGCTGCACCGGCTCCAGTCCAGGCATAAATAGTTGCCAAATCAGCAAAGGCTGCATTATCAGCCGAATCCTGTAATTTCAAAGTTATCGTTTTCAAATCAGCGACACTGAAAATAGTAGTTACTTCTATTACAACTTCAATAGCACCTTCTGTACCTGAAATTTCAAAACTTCCACCGTTACCATCTGCCGATGCATTTTTAGGTAAAGCCTGTGCTTTTGCTAAATAATCATCATCCGACTTTACTATCCCATTAATTGTTAGTGCGTTAGCTGGCATTATAATTTCCTCTTTTTAATTAAATATTTGCTTCTGTTCCGTTGGTGAAATTATAAGATGTGATTATTGGAATATCGTTCCATCTATCAAAAGCATCCCTATAATTATTATCACCAACGAATGTCCTTAATTGTGTGTTCTTTAAAGTATTTAATGCAGATTTTGCTCTTGGATGCATAAACAAGAATGTGTTATTATTACTTGCTCTTACATTATCAAGCAGGGTATTTATTTGGTCTGCTGTCGGAATCTTTTTAACCGCCGAATCACGATCAACATTCTTTATGATTGCAACAGTGTCCACATTGGCTAATTGCATTCCGAAATAACCCTTATAACGTATTGCATAACCATTGACTTTTTCAGCGACACCATTCCTGGTAACGTCTATTTTCATTAAGTTACCACCGTTGAGGGCTTTAACGTCCAGCATAGCGCCATTAGCAAAGCCTTTAGGAGAATAAAGACCTGTAGTTTCGCCAGGCACGAATCTTACGGCAATTATTGTAAAGTTTTTGTTTGCAGAACCACCGGCATCAATTGTTTTGGAATTATCAATTGCATATTGTCTGAAATTGTTATAGAGAATAGCGATTTCAGTCGTCATACCGGATTTACGTAGAATTGAGGGTTCTTGTTTTGCAAAATATGTAGGCGCTCCACCATATAACCTTGCTCTATCTTCGGGAACGGTTGCTTCACCGCCCATAACAGACAGATCTACTTTCTTTAATTCACTTTTTCTACCTACTGTAGGCAAAACAGCATCGAGGTTTACAAAACCCGCACCGGTTATTTCAGTTATTTCTTCATAAACATTCCACATCTCGTGAGATGCTTCTTCAAAAGGTAACATCGATAATATAGGTGCTTCAAATGTTAAGTTTTCAACTTGTTTCGGTTGTTTCTTAGCGTATAAGACCGCTAATTCTTTTAAAGTTGGCATTTTTAATCCTTGTTTTTAATTTTTATTTTCCAAACACGTCCTTAGCATAAAAATCTTTAGTGGACATTTCTTCCATCCCTTCAAGTGGCTGACCACTACCTTCCGGTATTGTGCCGGTGATTATATCCTCGCCGAATAACGATTTGTAATCTTCTTTAAGAACTTTTACCTTTTCTTCATAGCCTTTCAATTTTCCATCCTCCATTTCGGCATTAGCTAAATCAAATTCTTTCATCAGCAACTTTAAGTTCTTAGGATTTTTGACACCGGATTCTATCAGACTTTCTTTTAACACTCCTTCTTTCTTCGAGATTAAAAGTTCATTGTCTTTTTCATCAATTGATTTCTTTTGCTCATCGAGTTTTTTCTCTAAAGCTGTAATTTTTTGTTCAACTGATTTATCACCGCTATCTTTGTCCTTTTTGAGTTCCGTAACCTCTTTTTCCAATTCAATTATCTTTCTCTCTGAATCTTCTTTTTCAGTTTTTAGAGCTTTGTTTTTGTCAAGTTCTTCATTAAAGGTTTTTTTAGGTACATAATTTTCGCCATCATTGACGAATAAGTCTTTACCGTTTAATTCCTTTTTGACTTTTGCGAACTCATCAGGTAATAAGATTTCTTTCAATTTGTTTAAGAACGACATTTGTAACTCCTACATTGGTTTTTTATGCTGGTCAACCACCAGCCGGTAGTTTTTTTATGCTGTACTTTTAAAACAGCAATTATTTGAAATGATTATAAGGATTGTAAATAAGAAATGGTATGGATTAATGTGTCAGAATTTGGCAATAAAAAAAGTGTCGGTTTTTCCTAATTCAAATAAATACTTCCCCCCGTTACTTTTGACTTAGAATTAATAAAATAACATATTATGTAGTGACCTGGTATACCCCCAATACAATAATCTTTAATAATACGGGCAAGTCGAGATTTCGTTCTAAATAACGGAATGGATAAAATACAATATTTGATATTTCCAAATGGATTAAAAATCACAACTTATCAACCCCTTTTATGATTTTCGGCACTACAAAAGGCGATATGTTCATTTTCATCGATGTTTCTATGTAATAGATAGTCTTATCGAATGATTTACAATCAAGATAAAGTTTCTCTACTTTAAAAGCTTCAAAGGGATATGTATCGGTAATCGATGCCAATATCTTCTTCGCTAAAGGGGAGAGTTCTGTATCGTCTTGTTTCGGTATATTGTGTGGCTCGCCAGGAATAGCATTCACCGATTTCGGGTATTCCAATTCATAGACCAAGGTGTCAAAGGAATAACAATTTATTCCAAGTATTCTGTTAAGACGTCCAACAACCCGCAAGGCTCTATCCAAACTTTGTGCATTACTGATAAATTCATAGCCTTTCCAAGTTAGACCATTTATAAGGCAATCATTTTCTCCATTCTCGCAAACGTCTACAACTTTCAACAAGCCACCTTGGCTAAGTAATTTGATATGATGGTTAATGTCAGAGTACGAAAACGTTGTCTCAAAAAGTTCTACACAACTTTTATCGAACAGATAATTACCAGCCAGCGATATTGCACCGTCATTCGCTGCGAACAAAATACTACAAATAAGTTTCATACTTCTTTTCATAATTGCCTCTTAATTAGTTTTAGAATCTTCATTATGTGAGTATTCGCCTTTTAGTAAACCATTGTAGAAAGGGTTAATGGGTTCTGTTCTATAATCATCGATTATCCTTTTTATTATGCCTCTAATTCCTGGTAAACATTCCTTGCAGCAATAAGATTTGTCGATTATGTGGTCTGCATTCCCGAAGCCTTCTAAATCTCTATTAACGCCTTCGGTATAGCAGACTATTGAAGTTGGATTCTTAGTAATTTCTTTTTTACAAAAGTCACAGTACCATTTTAACATTTAATTACCTCTTAATTGTTATAAATAATTGCAATATCTATTCTTCCGATAATTTCTCTAACATCTCTATTAAAAGTTTGTTGAATTCAGGTTTGCTTTTAATATCTGTTTCATATTCTGCAAAATCTTCATAGGGCGTCCAATCAATATCCAGTTTTGAAGGCGCGAGGGAAGTGATAAGACATTCGGCATTATAACCCTCTCTGCTAATCATAAACCCTAAAATAAATGCATCGGTTAGTAGTTTTTTTAATTTTATTCGTACCATTATTCGATTGCAAATTACAAAATTTAATTGACTTTTTCTATTCTTTTTAGATTTATTTTTATTGCTTTTTGTGCACAAAGTTTTACGGTTTTTTGTAATTCTGAAATAGAGATATTCTCAATCAAAATACCAAGCAGGATATTTGTAGTCTGATTCGCAGAAAGTTTTAGGCTTGGATAAAGCTTATCTGTAATGCTATTAATTATATCACTGTATTGTTCGTTGAGTTCAGGTCGTAACATTTATTTATCCTTCCTTGTAGCACCGATAATCCATCCCAAAGAATATGTTATGATTAAGACTATAATAAAAGCTATATAATTATCCATCGTGTAGCCCCCTCTCAAAAAAGACAAAATCTGTTTTCTTATTTGTTGGATGTTCCTCTAATTGGTTGAGAATATCTTCAAATGTAAATTTTCTTTTCTTATCAACAAACATTATGGGTCTGTTTTCTTTTATGAATCTTAATGAATCGACCATATCGGAGTTACATACTCGTTTCGTTTTTGTTTCAATATTGTTCATTTATATAACCTCTCCCATTCATTAAACGTTAAACTAAAATCACCAATATTTATTTCTTTATCCCCAACTATTCTGAAAGTTAAAAAACACTTACAGTTAATATCTTCTTCAGGCAAACCAAAAAGTCTTGGAGCTTCTGTTTCTGAACCATTAGGCAGGGTAAAAATTCCATTTTCATCAGCAGGTGTTCCTGAAAACCGAACGTGTACCGGTCTATTTGTTTTAGGCAAATCGTGATTCCATACCTTCCTTAAATCTACACCTTTTAATTCTTTTTGTGCTTGCTCATAAGCTAATAAATCAGCGTGTGAAATTATCTTGCCAATCTGGTCTCTTATAATTCCTTCTATTCTGCCCGCAGTTATGTTTGCTCTTTCACTTATGGCTTTTGCCAATTCGCTATAATTCAAGTCAGGTCTTTTTAATACTCTCATAATTATGTTTTTAAGTTGATAAGAAAAATCTTGCTGTAATTGAATGGACAAAGCCTTATCCCACTTTACATATCTTAAACCTTCATCAACAATCTTGCCTACTTGTAAGTCAGATAATATTCTATAATCGAGCAAAGTTCTGAATGCTTTCTCGAATGTATAGAATGCTATGTTGTACCTTTTCGCAAGCACAACGATAATAGCTGCTGCAATTATTTTATTAATATTTTTGTCAAGTTCTTTTATCTCTGCATCAATTTTATTGTAAAGAAGATTCAACCGGTTATATTTATTCATTTCTGCGAACGTTACATTTCCATAGTCTTCATACATTCGGGCGATCATTAAAAGTATTTTATCTTTCTTCGCTTTGAACTCTCGTGCCATCTCTAAAACGTACGGAGAATAAAACGAATCAAATCCAAGCTCGCTGAATAACTTTTGAAGGTCTTTATTTAATTGGCTTGCTAACATCTTTCACCGGAATGTTGTCAATTGGTTTATTATTAACCGGCGCAATAACCGGCGGTAAACTATTTAAGTCCATATTTTTACTTCTTTCTTCTTCAATCCTTTTCAGTTCCTCTGCAACATCCGTAACCCAGGGATGATTAGCTATTGAAGTCTCTAAAGAAATATCACCCACCGAAGTTGCAACATCGGTAATTCTCTCTGATTCATTAATCAAAATAGTCTTATTGAAAATCGGTTTTATATCTTCATAGTTAAATTCGTCCTTTCTTAATGTCGCATATTCAGAGACAAACCATAAGAATTCCTTGAGTGCTGCTGTGGTCTCTGTAATTGTTATATTAGCTTTGATGTCTAATAATGCATACATAAATTTCAATTTTACACCGGAATCATTCGCTCCGAATCTATTCATCTTCGGGTTTACACCCATTCCTGCAACAAAGATATTGTCTTCTATTCTGTCAAACGAGGAATCGAAGGCTTCGTTTGGAACTTCATTTTGCTTTGAATCTGCACCTCCATCTTTGTTTAACTTTATAGCTTTGAAATGTCTCAGGTCTTTCATAAACTCGCCCAAAGACGTTCCTTCATATCCTTTTAACACCCAAACAGCTTGCGCAATATCTGCTAAATCATTCGTAAATTTGCTCATATCAAAATCATAAGCATCGATTAAAGACTTTGTAAATGTGAGGTCGCCCTGCATTTCGTCATTATTCCTTAGTTCTATGAAAGGCACTTTCCCCCATCCTCGTTTTTGTGCAACGTTGGGAAATGCTGTGTTCGTAATGTAAAGGTGAGGCTTTGGATTAATCTTTTCATCCGGGTCGGGAACGTACTTCATAGAGTCTGGGTCTTGAATGAAATAATATACTTCATTCTCATTGTATATTTGTACTTTATAAATTGTCTTTTCCGGTGATGTGATTGTCTTCTGATATGTAATAGGATAATATCTGAATATTCCGATTAGTTTGTCTTGAAACGAAGTGTCATAAATAGGTATAATCTCTATACCGGATATTTGCACATATCTAAAGTTTTGAAGTTCGTCGATATAAATGTGCCAGTATTCCCTACCGTGATTCGACGTACCGATAATCCATTCTCTTAATCTCTTATGGAATATATCGCCGATTGTATTATTAAGATAATCAATATCATTTTCATCGCCATCCCAGGTTATTTGTTTCCCGCAAATATAACCGGCTTTCTGGTCTTTCAATATTCTATCATAAGCATTCACGATTCTATTATTTGCAGCATTCTTGTCTATTTCAGTAATACCGTCCACAACAAATTCTTGGAAATCTATGTCAAGAATATCGTGCTTGCACTTATAGTAATTCTCTCCGTCCAACATATCTTTTTTCTCTTGCGATTCTAAATCTTTTCGTATTAGGTCTGTAATAATATCGCTAAGATGTACATTATTATTATTTTCAAGCTGAAAGTTAATTAGGTCGTTTTGTGTTAAGTACATTTTCTAAATTCCTTATTTTACCTCAAAAATTCTATTAAATTCCCTTTTGACTTCGTGTAAAGTGCGTATCGTTCTGTGTCTTGTGAATCATCATCTTCTTTGACCGGTTCTTCCTTAATTGTGTTCATTTTCCACCTGTAAATATATATAGTTCTTAAGTAATTTGCATTAGTTTCTCGGACAATCATTAATTTATCTGTTTTGAATAATGAAGCCACATAACTTATCCCTTCAACTACTGCCTTATTCGCTTCTCTCACAATTAGACCTGCTTTTCTGAATTCTTCAATGTTGTCCGGTCTTGCATCATCTGCGTAAAATATCATATTTGTTTTATACTTTTCGTTTTTCTCGATACCTAACCGCACCCAAAAATCTATCCCTTTGTGATGCTCGGCTTCTTCTTCAAGCCGATAATACTTTCCATCGTGGTCAACTCCATATATTGCAAGTACCCCCAAATGTTCATATCCCCAGTCAACACTTCCAAAGTACTCTTTGAATTTCATATTCTCAATATCTGAATAGCTACAAGTATGTCTATCAAAGTTAAAATCTTTGTATATCATTCCTTCGGCACTTGTCCACAAACCCAATATGTCCCGGTCATACCATATTCCGGACGGTGTAGACTTTTTCAGAGATTCTATATATTCATCAGAAAGTACACCGCCATTTTTTTTTGAATTATCTTCTAAATCAAAATGCCAAGATTTTATATAAGTCCTGCCGCTTTCTAATCTTGTTTCTGTTTTATCAATGTAATTTGTCTTGATGTGATTGTTTGGGCTGTCTGGATTCGTATCCCAAAATATGCGAAAGTTATTTTCAGAGCAACGCTTGAATGCCTGGTCGACTGAGTTTCTATGATGTTCCGTAATCTCATTTGCATACCATCCTGCAGATGTGAAACCTTTCATCGCTTTGTATGAAGTAATATTATCAGTGCCAAAACAAGCTACAGTATTTCCATACATCTCGAACTCATTATGCTTGTTCAGAGTTGTGTTCACGTTTGGGAATATCTTTTCAAAATCATTGAGTACGTTTCGCTGTAATGAACCGATTGTTGCACCAGTCATAATGAAGAACTTGCCCTGTCCAATGAAGTCGCAAATATGACGCCACCAAAGGAAATTATTAATAAAAGTTTTTCCGGAACGTACCGCGCCTTCCTGAATTGTGAGTAATGGATTATGCAGATTATTATACTTGAGAATCTTAATTTGTTTTGTGCTGAAATTCATTTGATACCGTCGAAAAGTTTTTTTAATCCTTCTATCTTTTCATCAGTTACGCTTAGGTCTGTTTTATTCTCTGTTTTGGTAGGTAGTAATTTATCGATTAATTTTGCTAATGCTGTCACAGTTGTCGTATATACCTTTTCGTTTCCTACTGCTACATCAATCAGTTTCTTAATTATCTTGATTCTATTTTTTTCAAGTATATCCTCAGCCGGTTTTTTCAGTTCCTCTATTCT